CATATTTGTTGTGGTATAAACACATTATAGACGAAGCACAACCAAAAGGGTTGGATGCAACGGATACATATACCGATTTTGACACCTATATGAAGCGTTTAGACCCTGTTGGAGGGTATCTTAAGGGTAAGTTCGGTGCAGAGAGAGCAGAGGGGCTTGTCAATTCCTTTTTGTTCTGCTATAATAAATAGTATGCCACCGACGGGTGGTTGTGGGAGTGACTGAATAAACTTACTGGCAAACGCTGGTTAAGGTGATGAGACACAGGTGGTGCTGCTACGAAAGTAGAATCGATTTAACCGATCGGGTCTCAGGCAAAAACGTATTTACTCTGTAGTAATGCCCGTTTTTTGTTGGTACACAGGAATCCAACCTCCCTTTTAATACACAAATACAATAATAGGAGAATACGTATGTCTTTTGCTTCACTTAAGAAGTCTTCTTTCCAAGACTTGCTTGCTAAGGCTGACAACTTAAATAAAACTGAGAAGTCAGGTCCTGATGAGCGTCTCTGGAAACCAGAAGTAGACAAAGCAGGTAATGGTTACGCAGTAATCAGATTTTTACCAGCACCCAATGGGGAAGACCTCCCATGGGCACAAGTTTGGACACATGCCTTCCAAGGACCAGGTGGATGGTACATTGAAAATAGTCTCACGACTTTAGGCAAAAAGGATCCTGTTTCTGACTTGAACAGGGAACTCTGGAATTCTGGTGCAGAAGGTTCTCCTCAGAGAGCACAAGCACGTAACCAGAAACGTAAGTTAAACTATTACAGCAACATATATGTTGTCAAGGATAGTGCAAACCCTGAGAACGAGGGTAAAGTCTTCTTGTACCGTTATGGTAAGAAGATTTTTGATAAGGTCATGGAATCAATGCAACCTGCATTTGAAGACGAGACACCTGTAAATCCTTTCGACCTATGGAAGGGTGCTGACTTTAAGTTAAAGATTACTAAAGTCGCAGGTTTCTGGAACTATGACAAGTCTGAGTTCGATGCACCTTCTGTGCTTGGAGACCTTAACGATAAGGAACTCGAAGGCATTTGGGGTCAAGAGCATAGTTTAGCAGCATATACTGCTGAAGAACAGTTTAAGTCTTATGAAGAACTTAAAGAGCGTCTTGACAGAACCCTTAAGGCATCATACCGCCCAGATCCTGAGACAGTGGACGAAGAGGAAGTAGTTCCCCAAGTTTCCACTCCTAGGTTGGACGGTAATCATAGAACTGATGCATCAAAATCAGGTGAAGATGATACACTATCTTACTTTGCTAAATTAGCAAACGAAGACTAGATCAGTATATAAATTAAAAGACCCCTTAGGGGGTCTTTTTTTATGCCATATTAATTTCGGATGGTGTTACACCAATTTCAATCTTTCCTTTATATGCGGTTCTAACGTAGTATTGCTCAACAAAATCTTCTACAAACTCTGGTTTGACTAACTGGATCTTTTCTTTATTAGCATTAATTTCTTCTTCATATTGATAGTAAGAACGTGACGCTACAGGATTAGCAGTAACAGTGGTAGAACCATCATAGTATGTTACTTGAAAAGTGGAAGGAACTATTTTACCTGCAGGTACAATCACATCAGTACCTTTTTTAACTTCATAAGTCACATAATCCTTAGTTGCAGTTGGGTTATCATACTTAGCAGCAGCATATTCTTGTAGTTGCTGAGTTGATCTTGGCCATTGCTCATGGAAGTTAGTAATGTCATTTATGACTAGCAGCACCCAGTTATAAAATGGGTTGTTATAAAATTTTAATGCTATATCTTCTGGTCTCTCTCCATTCATTACAACATACTCATTAAACATTGCAAGTGACGTTTTATACTCACGTAGAATCTCAGCACGTCTCCATATATTTTTAGTCACCAAAAACTTTGGATCCACTGATGATGGTCCGAAGTTATATAATAAATCTGGTAGTGAACGTAATAGCATTAGTAACCTATGTCTGGATGATTGGCCATGTTGGATGATCTAACAAATCCTTTGTCAAGTTGATTGTTAACTCTAGTTCTTGAACCCTCAAAGTCCATTCTTGTAAGAGCAGTTGTCTCATCAAACTTAAGTTCAACAGTAACAAGTGGAATTGAACCATCAAACATAGTATTGATAGCACTTAATGGTGTAGTATTCACTCTCATGCTTGTTAATGCACAAAGTTTTGTCTTTGGCATCATAGGATGTTGTATTGGTTCTTCAGCAAGAGTAAGTTTCTTTCTTCCATCATTATCTACAGTCTCATCTACCTTGACGAACATAGGTTGTAAGACAAATACATCTGGAAAGGTGAGCATGACAGCAGAACCTTTACCGTTCTTTGAACTGGGGTGCATACCACGTTTGAACCATTCTATAATTGTTTGTATCTCTGCTGATTCTGAAGGATTGCGAGCAGCAAAAGAAAAACTAAAACTAAATTCTCTAAATCCCATTCTAGAGAACATCTGTATAGCATTTTCGTTCGGTGCCATACCACCAAGACCTGCAATGTTTGTAGGATTCATATCACCGTTAACACCAAATGGGTTGGTGGTCATCTGTGCACCTTTTGCCATGTTAGCAGCATATTCATCAGCATTAACGCCAGGTATATTACCAACTGCACCAGCTGCGTCTTGTAACTTACCGAGAGATGCAGTGAATGCAGCACCTCCACCAGCACCTGCTAATCCTAACGCAGCAAACTTAGCAGCGTTATCTGCCATGAGTGCCATAGTACCCATCTTAAATGTATTACCCCAGTCAGCACTATAACCATATTGAAATTCTTCTGGTAACGCTACGTTTAGTTCTGATGATGCTAGTCCTTTGCGTCTATTAGCTTTAAGTTCGTCTTTATCATTCTTTAGTGCGTTCCATGTGGTAGTTTCTCCGTTGGGGAGAGTGATCTCATTGTTCCCACCAGGAACTTCAGTTTCACCTGCACCTGTGAATACATTGAGTGGATCCCACCATCTTTTTTGAACTTCACCCTCTTCTCTTATCTGTTCATCCATGGTGTTCATTCTGGCATCAGAATCACCACCATCAACACCACCGTATATACCTGATACTACAGTTGTTGCACCATTAACTAACGTCTTCATTGCACCACTTCTTTGGAAAGAACCTAGTGCATCATTCTGATTTGCAGCAACTTTTTCAAGACCTTCTTGGTACTCGTACTTCATTACTTTTAAAAATGAAGCATATGGAACTTGATCTATACCATTAGGGTATGACAGTATCGTTTCTTTTTCTTCTAAGGTCTCAGCTGACATTATCTATTGTGATGAAATTTTTCCAGTGGAAATTGACTTAATTTGGGTACATCTAGGTCATCTACTTCAAAGAAAATACTATCTGCATTCTTTGGTATGTAATAACGTAAAGTTGATTCAGGAAATCTGTTGTTATTTATAGCAGTTAATCGAGCTTTTGCATTTATGTGATGTAAGTTTGCTGCTAATAGATTACCTTTCTTAAATTCCATCACATGAACTAACGGGAATTGATCCCATGTTTTTATTTGAGTTTTAAATTTGGGATCGTATTCAAAGATGTAATACTTACCTGTAGTTGGATTGTCTGTGGCAGTGTCAAACAATGCATTGAATATTTCATTACGCATAGTTGACATAGAAAGTTTCTTACCTTCTATAGACGCAAAGTAACTACTTAACTTCGAGCTCGAGTTCTGTGATGAGCTTGAACTTCCACTTTCTGTCGTCGCAGTATTCGATTGCTGCTTCCCATTTTGCTGCGTTTGTAGCATATGTCATAACCTCCGAAAGATACGCTTTGGTTTTGACACGTCGAGGTTTAGGACACTTGGTTTGTTTAAGTGGTTTTACCTCAACGAGATATGATTGTATTTTACCGTTTGCTTCCTTGACCTTCATGTAGAAGTCTGGAAAGTATCGTCGCCACTTCTTTGCGACTGGATCTTTGTATGGTATTATATGTTCTTCACTAGACCATTCAAGGACATTGCGGTTCTTATCGCAGTAATCCATAAACTTTTTTTCCCACAAAGAACGGTATATGACCCCTGTAGGATCTCCTTTATACTTCCTGTAATTTCTTACTCTGTATTTTCCTTTGTATGCCATGATAAATAAAGATGGTCACACCATATTCTATATTTATGGCTAAGGGATTAACGATAGAACAATTTAAGCAGAATGTTATCAAACGTTCTGGCGGTATCTCATCGTCCAACCTATATCAGTTTCTTATCGGAAACCCTGAATCACCTGCTATAGGTGCAGGATACTCTTTGGCAAGTCATTTCAATGACAACCTGAAGAACGTTGAAGGTATCACACGAGATGACATGATTAACTATCAGTTGAACATGCTATGCAACGAAATACAAGTGCCTGGTGTTACTATGTCTGCGTCTGACGTTAAGATGCCCCAAAAAGGCATGATACAGAAAGTCGCGGCCGCCAAAGTGTTCAATGAACTAGATGTTAGTTTTTATTGTGATGCTGATTCACTGCCTTTTAAATTCTTTAGGGCATGGCAAGATTACATCATTGGTGCTATTGAGACACCAAAAGAAATGTACTCTTCATCTCACTCACTATCAACTACACGACATTTAGCATACGCACAAAGGTATTATGATCACTATACATGTGACATACAAATTAGAAAATTGGAGAAGTACGGCGTATCCAAGCCTGAAGAAGGAAAAAAGAAGGAAGACTACCGTGTAGCTTTCGCAACTAACCTTATTAAAGCATACCCATATACTGTATCATCTATACCATACTCTGCTGGACCTGCACAACTTGTGAAAGTTACTGTTGGATTCTACTATGAGTATAGTCATTTAATTAACGAATAAATCATGCCATTACCTGAAATTGTTACGCCAACGTATACGTTGACGGTGCCTTCTACTAAAAAGAAACTGAAGTACAGACCATTCCTTGTTAAAGAACAAAAGACTTTAATCATTGCATTAGAGCAACAAGATTCTGAGCAGACGTTAGAAGCAATAAAAACTGTACTGAATAATTGTATCATTACCAAGCATAATCTTGATGATATGGCTCTGTTTGATATAGAGTATATCTTCCTTCAAGTTCGTGCTAGATCAATCAGTGAAGAAATTGAAATGAAAGTCACTTGCCCTGATGATGGAGAGACAGAGATCAATGTGACATTCGCTGTAGATGATGTCAAAGTCAACTTCCCGAAAGGACATAAGAACGTATTTAAAATCAGTGATGATATCACTGTAGAGATGAAGTATCCAGACATGGAATATTTTGCTGCTATTACATTCAATCAAGATAAGGTTGATCCTTATGAGTTGGTTGGTAAATGTATTAAGAGAGTATATGTCGGTGAAGATGCAACAGGATCATTTACAGCAGAGGAAGCAAGAGATTGGGTAGAGACTCTAACCAATGCACAGTTTGGAATGATACAAGAATTCTTCAACACCATGCCTAC